CGCGGCGGTCTGCGCCGGCGTCAACGACAGCGTCACCACCGCAGTGCCGACCGTGTCATCGTCCACCGCCACACCGAACTCGACCTCGCCCGCCACCGGATCGGCGCCGTTCACCGGGTAGCCGGGGCGCAGCGAGGCGGCGAACGCCCACCCCGCATCGGAGAAGTCCGTGGTGGCGTAGAGCGACCCGCCGACCGTCACGGTCAGGGTGTAGCTGTCGCCCTGCATGATAGAGCGCTCGTCGGTGAGGTCGAGCTCGGCGGGGGCCATGGGTCAGCGGCTCCGGTCGAGGATCTGCTCGGCCTCCGCCAGCACCTCGGCGGTGAGCTCGTCGGGCAGGTCGGCGTCTCCGTCGTCCTCGGGGAGGTCGATGTCGGCGTCGGCCGGGTCGGGGTCGGAGGGTGCGGGGGCGGAGAGCAGGCGAGCCATCTCGTCGGCGGTGGCCTGGTCGATGTCGCCGGCCACCACCCGGCGGGCGATCTCCTCCACCGCGGTCAGGTCCACGACCTCACCGGAGCGGGCGGAGCGGACGGCCAGCACCTTCGCACCGGGCACCGCACCCCGCAGGACGAACGACACCTCGTCGAGGTCGGCCTTGGTGATCACTGTGACCCCGTCTCGCTCCTCATCGGCGCGGCGCATGAAGCCCACCGACACGTCGGTCAGGGTGCCGGAGCGGGCCTGCTCGTAGGCCTGGTCGGCGCGGGGGACGGCACCTCCGATGTCGAGGCGAGCGGTCAGGTAGAGCCCCTCGTCGGCGACCCTGTAGGAGATGGCCTTGCCGATCGGCTCCGTCCACTGGTGTCCCCATGCGATGACGGGCAGGCGCTCTTCGAGGCTGTCCACGAAGGTGCCTGCCTCGAACTGCGTCCCGTAGTCGTCGGTGACGCCATGAGCAACGGCCAAGATCTCGATAATCCCGTCTTCGCTCGACGCGCGAATCTCGCCCGAGCGGGTCTCGTGCTTCATCTGACTCCTGCTTCCCATGCTCGTCGGTTGTTCTCTGCCTGCGTCACCGCTTCGAGGTGCTCGGGGTTCACGCAATCCACGTTGCGACAGCCGTTGGCGTGTACGTGGTCGATGGTGAGGCCCTCGGGGATCGGGCCGACGTGCAGCTCGTAGCTGTAGCGATGGGCGAGGGCGTGCCCGGGAGCGGAGAAGGATGCGTAGCCGTTGCCCATGTGAGCACCGGTCCACCGCCAACACCCGCCGTGACCTTCCTTGCTCACGTAGGACCAGAAACGCGCCTCGTCGTCACCGATGATTCGCTTCAAGCCCAGCGGGTCACCGGTGCTCAGGAACCGCCCGAGGTGAAGGCGGCAGTAGCCCTTGCCCCAGTGCGCTCGCTCACACCCGTCGACCTCACATCCGCTGCGACGATGCTGCACTGACAACGTGCCAGCACGGCGAGCGTTGTCGTAGTGACGAGTGCAGAGCGAGCGGGCGTACACGCTCCGTGAGCACCCCTCGATGGAACAGGTAGCGTGAGCCACGTCATCGCCTCCAATCAGGTGATGGCCGCGGCCGGGGCTGGTGAGACAGCGCCCGGCCACCTGTGTTGAGGCGCCCATTCTACGCCACCGCCAGCAGGGATCGGCGGAACTCGACAGGGTCGAAGACGTCCCCCGCCCGGAGGGTGCGGAGTGCCAGCGTGGCCGCGGCCAGCGAGACGACGGCAGGGCGGGAGCGACCGCCCGACGCCTCGAAATCCTTGGGTGTCAACAGGGCCGTAGTGCAGCGACAATTTATGACATTGCCACCGTCCCCGGCAGGGTCTCCGGGGTAGGCCAGCATCTCACCACCCACGTCGAAGGACTGTCCGACGGGGACGACCTGGCCGTCAGCGTCTGCGTGGTCGTCGCGGGTGCGCTCGTCGCGGGTGGAGATCCACTCCATCCCAGCGCAAACGTCGGACGGAAGCTGTGATGCCGCCAGGGTCGCTGACCCGTTGCTCGCACTGATCACCTCGGTGCGGGCGATCGTCCGCGCCCGGCTGGTGGAGGCGACATCGAACACGTCCTGCACCGCGGTGGCCAGGTCGTCGATGCTGGCGCCGTTCGCCACCCCGTCAGCTAGTGCGGACTGGATGGCGGCGTATGTGCTCGATGTGACCTGCCCGGCGAGCTGGTTCGCTCGCGCCTGGATGAAGTCCTGGACGAACGGGGCCTCGAGGTCGAACGACACGCCGAACGCCGAGTTGACCCGCTGGACGCCGGTGGTGGTGGCGGCGGTGTGCATGAGGTCGGCGAGGTCGTAGGCGGCGCGGCGCCAGCGGGCGATCTCGGCGGGGTCGAGGGGACCGCCGATGGGGATGTCGGCTCGGAGCTCTCGGGCGGCGGCGGCGGCGGTGAGGCGGGCGGCGGTGCGCTTGCCGGTGACCTGGGCGACGACGACCTTGGCTTGCTTCTCGAAGAGGGCGGCCCACCGCTTGGCGAACGCCTGCTCGAGGCCTCGGAGGGCGGCGTCGTTGCGGCGCCAGATGCGGGTTCGCCGCTGCTCCTGCTCCTCCGGGGTGAGGGCGCGGGTGGCTAGCCCTTCGTGCCCTTCTGCCCGGCTTTGGGCATCGGCGGCGGATCCGCCGGCGGCCAGGCTCTCGGGATCGGCGGGGGCTCGTGCGGTTCCGGGTGCGCCCGCTCGAGCGCCGCCGCGATCCGCAGCAGCGCCTCCTCCGTCGGGGACAGGGGCAGGCCCGACGGCCCGACCATCGACGGTGTCCACTGCTCGGCCATCTGTACCTCCCGCCGGCAACGCCGGCGTCACGGGCGGAGCAGGCAGCTCCACCGTCGGATCCAACCCGAACTCGTCCCGCGCCTCCCCCGGCAACAACAGACCCTCCGCCACCCCCGCCAACGCCTCCGAGAACGAGAACCGCGGGCGAGGGCGAAGAGCCTCCACCCCCGACAGATCGAACCAGCCCACCTCGCTGCCCAACATCGGCGCCAGCCGCAGGTTGATCTCGTCCGTCAACGTCTCCAAGAACGGCACCACCCGCTCGAGCATCCACGCCCGCTCCTCCGCCTCCGCGTTCGAGAACGTTCGGTCGGCGGCGTCGATCTTCGACCACGGCACCCCCAGCCCCCAGGCCACCTCCTTCAACGACTGCAGGTGGTTCTGGGCGAACTGGGCGTCGCGCTGCGCTATGCCGAGCTGCTTCACGTCGATGGTGTCGCCGACCGCGCCGTCGCCGGCGGACGCCTCGTTGAAGCGTGTCTTCCCGGCGTTGTCCGGCCCCCCGTACTCGGCGTTCCACCCCCGCTGGAACGCCTGGCGTTCCTCGTCCGACGGGAACTCTTCGGTGGTCACGATCGTCGCCGGGACCGCCCCGTTCTTCAGGAAGGCGAGGTTGTGCCGGTCCGACATGACGGCGAGGGTGATGGCGTAGCGGGACGCCTGCAGGGGGGCCTGGGCCTGGCGGACGTCGAGACCGCCCTTCGTCCACCCGTAGAACACCTCGTCGGCCGTCAGGTGGATCGGCCGGCCGCCGGGCCCGTCGACCACGTACCCGTCGAAGTACCGGCCGCTGCCGGACGGCGCCGGCTTCGGGTTCAGGTGCGCGGCGGGGAGCGGCCACAGCCCGGCCACCTGGCCGCCGTCGGCCCGTTCGATCTCCCAGGCGTTCCGGCCGGTGGCGATGCGCTGCATGACGGTCCAAGCGATGAGCTCGCGGCCGGTCATCTCCGGGTTCGGGCCGGAGATCCGGCCGCCGACCCGTTGGGTGGGTGGGCCGAGGAGCTGGGCGAGGCGGGCGTTCGGCTGGTGGTCGGCCTTCATGCCGGGGCGGGCTGGTGGGGTGGGGCCGGCCCGGAACGGGAACGAGGCGACGGTGTCGGCCCAGACTTGGAGGCAGCGGAAGGCGACGACGTTGGCCATGACGCCGTAGCGGAAGGCGTGGTCGGCGGACCATTCGGGGACCATGGGTTGGTCGAGGCCTCGCCAGGTGCGGTTGACGGTGGCGGCTTGGGGGTCGCGGGTGGAGCGGTCGGGGGCGAGGCGGGTTCGGATGGTGCGACGGGGGACGCTCACTTGCCGACCTCGAGTAGACGGGCCACCAGGCGGGCGAACCGCCGGCAGCGGGGGAACAGGTCGATGGTCGGGGGGATCCTCATGACGACCTCACGATCCGCCGGCGGCGACCACCCGACACCGCCAACTCCGAACACGCCCACACCAACGCATCCACCCGGTCCGGGGACTTCACCGACGAATCCGGCGCCCACGAGCACATCTGCTCCTCCAACTCGGCCAACACACCGACGTGACGCACCCGGCCCTGCTCGTACAACGCCGCCACCGGCTCGGCCCGCACACGCTTCCCACGACTGGCCGTCACCTTCCGGTACGGCACCGTGCGATCCACCGCGCGCAGCACCGCCTCGACCAGGTCACCGCCGTTGTTCACCTCGCCGACGATCCGGTCCCCGTCCCACCGATCCAACGCACCCACCGCGACGCTGGCCCACTGCTCGGGGGTCGCCTTCACCGTGTCGTCCGCCAACACCCACAGGCCGCCGTCGGCGTCGGCGCCGACCGTCACGATCCCGGTGTCGTCCGAGTCCTCCCCCGACGTCACCGCCGGGTCGACCGCGACCACGACCCGGACCAGGTCGGGGACCTCGTCGAGCGTCGCCCGGAACCCGGGGGCCTCGAACTGGGACGCCGACCACAGGGCGCCGGGGGTGTCGAGGAGGAGCTCGCCCTCAAGCTCCTGGCGGCCGATGCGGGTGCCCTCGTAGCGGCGGCGCAGCTCGTCGAGCGCCGCAGGCGACAGGTTCGCGGCGTTGTCCCAGGTGGAGCCGCGGGTGACGTGGACGCTTCCGTCGGTGCGGCCGGTGAGCTCGACGAGGAGCGGGGTGGCTCTCGGGGTGGTGGTGACCACGATGCGGGGGTGGTCACCGAGGCGGGTGGCGAGCCGGAGCTGTGTCCAGGCGTCGGGGCGGCGCCAGGCGCCGAGCTCGTCGCACCAGGCGCCCCGGAAGTTCCAGCCGCGCCACCGGTCGGGTTCGTCGGCTGAGCCGACCTTGATCCGCCAGCCGGCCCCGACGATCTCGCCGAGGCTGCGGTTCCAGGTGTGGCCGATGCAGCGGCGGGTGAGGACTTTGAGGATGCCGGATGGGCCTTCGACGCACACGTCGCGGGCGTCGCCGTAGGTGGGGGCGACGACGGCGTAGTCGCCGGGTTCGGTGGTGGCGGCGTCGGTGAGGTCTTCGGCGCCGGTGCGGGTCTTGCCCCAGCCTCGTCCGGTGAGGATGAGCCAGACGTCCCAGTCGCCTTCGGGGCGGCGTTGGTCGGGGCGTGCGGTGGGGAACGGGCCGGTGAGGAGGCGGCCGGCGAGTTCGGTCCACTCTTGGTCGGTGAGGGAGCGGACGAGCTCGAGCGTGTCGGTCACAGTCCCCGCCGGTGTTCCCAGACGAGCAGGCCGAGCGCCATCACGAACGGCACCAGGCCGAGGACGTCGAGGCCTAGGGGGCTCACGCGGCGGCCTCGTCGGTGCGGACCAGCTCGAGGACCTGGGCGAGCTCCTGCTCCTGCTCCGGCGTCCGATCCGGCGCCAGATGCTCCACCCGGGCCGTCGCCTCGCCCGTCAGCAGTTGGAGCTTGTCGACGGCGATGCCCAGCGAGACCATGATCTTCGACTGCTCGGCGAAGGTGGGCTGGGCGCGCTCGATCTCGACGACCTCGACGTGCGACCCGTTGAGCTGGCCGTCCGACACGGTCATGGCTCGCTTCTCGGTGCACGGGGCGAAGAGCTGGCGGCGGAGACGGTCGGCGTCGTCCATGAGGTCCGACGCGAGGCGGGCCCGTCGTGCCTCGAGGCTGGCGTGGGTGGCGTTGGCGGTTTTCTCGGTGGAACGTGCTACGTCGATGCCGGCTGCTTTGGCCCATCGGGTGAGGGTGGGCTTGGGGATGCCGGTGTCGTGGTGGACTTGGGCGAGGGTGTGGCCGTCGGCGAGTTGGGTGAGGGCGTCGGTCTTCGCCTGGGGTGACCAGGTGGCCATGGTGGTGGAGTATCGCACGGGTTGGGGTGGTGTCAACGTCTGCGATGCGAAGCGCGGCCCATCGCGGTCTTTCTCCCGTATGCCCTCGCGTGAGGGGGTAGGTATGGCGCTAACCGGACAATGGACCGCATAGGGCCGCCATGGACTTTGGAGGACTCTCTCAGGTATCCTCATGTCCTATGACGCTCCAGACAATGCGACAGCGCAGGGAGGCCGAGGGACTGCTCCTCGGCGTCGAAGTAGCCAAGATGCTGGGTATCAGCTACGAGGCCTTCCGGCCGCTGTTGGCCACCGGTGCTCTGCCTGAGACCGTGACGCACCCGATGAGTCGCCAGACGTTCTGGCGACGTCAGGACATCGAGGAGTGGGTCGACTCTCACGGTGGGGTCCCGACGCCAGCCGAGGCACGGCGCGAGGTCGAGGGGTTGATGTCTGCCGGAGAGGTTGCCTCCGAGATCGGGTTGACCGTGAAGGGGTTTCGCTCGGCACGAGCACGGGGAGCGTTCGACGTCGAGCCGGTGCATGTCGCTTGGACGGATCGCCAGGTGTGGCGCCGCTGCGATGTCGAGGCGTGGGTCGAGGAGCGGCGCATCTAGAACATCTCACTCGGGGTGGCGTTGCTGATGAGCCCGACTCCGATCCAGGTCCAGGCCTTCTCGCGGCCTTCCTGGGTGCGGTCGAGTCCTTTGGAGAGGAGGTGCGGGCCGAGGGCTTTGGCCGACCAGGGGGTCTCTCCGACGTCGTCGCACCACTGCTCGTACGCGGCCCGGAGGGCCTTCGCGGAGACGTGCGCTTTGGGGTCGAGCACGCAGCACTCGGTGAGGAACCGGCCGACGTGGTCCTCCTCGGCCCGGTAGGAATCGACAGCATCGGTGACCGCCGGCGGCGGCTGCAGCCCCTCGGCCTGCCATGCGAGACAGCCGGCGATGATCCAGTTCAGGATCCCGGAGGCCTCGGCCTCGAGCTTGTCGGCGAGGCGGCCGTCGCGCCGCTCCGGGGGGATGGTGACGTCCCACGGGATGAGGTGGATCCGCCGCCAGATCCCCTCGTCGCCGCCGCGGACCCGGGGCCGGTGGTTGGTGTGGAGGAACAGCGAGTGCGACGGAGCGAACTTCCAGGGGTCCTCGCGCATGCGGCGGGCTTCGAGGAGGTCGCCGCCGGTGAGCTCCTTCACCTTGGCTTCGTCGAGGCGGTCGCCGGCTTCGGTCTCGCCGGCGACCGCCATGCGGGCCCCGAAGAGGCGGGCCTTGACGGTGTCGTGCTGCTCGTGGCGTTGCACGATGAGGAGGCTCTTGTGGGGGACGACGGAGTAGTCGGGGCCGAGGACGGCCTGGACGGCGCCGTAGAACTTGCCCTTGCCGTTGGCGCCGGTGCCGAGGTTGATGAAGACGTGCTCGACGGGGTCACCGGACGCGGCGGTGCCGATGACCTTGGCGAGGTAGGCGCGCATGACCGGGTCGGGCTGCCACATGGCGAGGCAGCCGTCCCACGTCGGGCAGGCGGCGTCCGGGTCGAAGGTGACCGGGGACTGGCAGGTGATCAGGTGGGCGGGGTCATGGGGGCCGAGCTGGCCGGTGCGGAGGTCGACGGTGCCGTTGCGGACGTTGAGGAGCCACGGGTGGGTGTCGAGCTCGGTGTGGTCGACGATGACGCCGGGGATGCCGCGGGCGAGGCGGATCGCGGAGGAGATCGCTGCGGCGGACTCGGAGCGTTTGGCCCACTTGAACATGTGGTCGCGGGCGTCGCCGTGGAGGTCGATGGAGCGCGCGAACATGTGGCGGGGGACCTGCTTGGCGATCTCGGTGATGAGGGCGTCGCCTTCGTCGATGCGCCAGCGGCCGCCGGTGTAGACGATCCAGCGGCCCCACTTCTGGACGTAGCGGATGCGGCCGGCGGCCATCTCGGCGAGCCGGTCGCTGTTGCCGGCGTCGGTGGCGCGGTGCCCGTCGGCGAGGGCGTTGGTGTTGGTGTTCTGGACGACGGTGAGGGTCGGGGGCGCCGCGGGTGCTGGCGCCGGGCGTGCGGGTGGGGCTGGCGGCCAGGCGGGCGGTCGGTCTTCGGGCTGGAGGTCGTCGGGGGCGTCGTCGTCGGTGGCGTGCCGGGCGGCCTCGGAGCGTTGAGCGGCGAGCCAGTCGGGTTCTTCGGGGGTGGTGTCCCAGTCGGGGGCTTCGCTCACGGGGTGTCCTGTTCGGCGATGACCTCGAGGAGCTGCCAGGTGGCCGTCTCGATCCCGGGGTCGTCGAACGTGTAGATGGCGTCGCTCAGGTCGCGGCAGGCGTGGAGGAGCCGGCGGTGGTGGGCGTCGCGGCGGATGATGTGGGCGTACCGTTCGGCGTTGCCGGTGACGGGGATGTCGGCGATGAGGGAGGCGAGGGTGGCGGGGCCGCCGATGGCGTCGAGTTGGCCGTGGCGTTCGAGGTGGTCGGCGACGGTGAGTTGGTCGATGGGGTCGCCGTTGGTGGTCATGGTGGTGATGGCTTGGGCGATGCGGGCGCTGGTGTGGTGGTAGAAGTCGTGGGGGGGGACGTGGTGTTGGCGGGCTGCTGGTGAGATGAGCCAGGAGCCGATGAGGGCTCGTTCGGCGGCGGTGTTGTGCGGCACGCGGCCGGCGGGCTGGTCGTCGGGTGCTGGTGGTGCGGTGTCGAGGGTGGGGGCGCTCATTGGGTTGTCCCCAGGTGTGGGCGGGGCTGGGGAGGAACTACAGCGGTGTGATTCGCCGGGAGGGCTGGTGGTGCTGCCGCGTGCCGGTGGCCCATGGGTCAGGCCGCGCCGAGGTCGCGGGTGAGCGGGGCGGTGGCCTCGAGCGCCGCGGCCACGAGCTCGTCGCGGGCGTGGTCGAGGGCCTGGCCGGCGGCGGCCACCGCGGTGCAGGCGGTGTGGTGCGCCTTGCGGGTGCGGGGGTCGCCGTTGCCGAGGCGGACTCGGCCGACGAGGGCCATGGTGGCCCGATGGTCGTCCAGCGCAGCGGTGCGGGCCTGCTCGGCCTGCTCGAGGGCGGCCTGGGCGGTCCGGTAGGCAACGGCCGCCGTGGAGAGGTCGAGGCGCGGCGAGGCGGCCGAGCCGAGCTCCTGGTGGGGCTCGGTCTCGGCCGTCTCTGCGGCGGTGCGGGCCGCCTGCGTCACCCCAGGGTGTGGGTGGGCTTCGGGGCCCGGCCGATGAGGATGACGGTGTCGAGCTGGTCGGCGGCGGCGGCGGTGACCTCGTCGAAGGCCTGGGCGTTGAGGCGGTCGGCGAGCGGGAGGGCGTAGCCGATGGCGAGCTGCCCGGAGTTGATGCGGAACCGGAGGCGGGCGACGACCTCGCGGGTCTCGGCGCCGACGAAGGGGGCGACGAGGAGCCGGAACTCCTCGGGGATGACGACCTCGCCGGACTCGCCGCCCTTGGCGTCGATGGTCTCCTCGTAGACGAACTGGGTGGCGCCGTCGCGGAGGCGGGCGGCGGTGCGGAACCGGGTGCCGATCGAGGCGGTGAAGGTGCGGGCGATCTCGAGCATGCGGGCGGGCTCGGGGGCGGCGATGTCGTCGAGGCCGTCCTCGATGATCTCGGCGAAGGCCTGCTGGTCGTGGAGGCCCTCGTGCTTGGTCCAGTAGGCCCAGGGGGCGGTCTTGCGGAGCTGGTAGGTGATGAGGTGGTCGCGCCAGCCGGGGTCGGCGCCGTCGTCGTTGAGGACGGCGGTGAGGGTCTGGGCGTCGGGATCGGCGTAGACGTTCCAGGTCTCGTCGTCGCCGAGGGCGTGGACGCGGGCGGTGAAGCTGGCGAGGTCGAACAGCTCGGTGGTACCGCGGGCCCGGTCGGGGTTGGGCTGGTGGGCTTCGGGGTCGTGGGTGTCGTGGGTCCAGCCGTCCGGGACGAGGAAGTGGACGATGCCGTCCTCGGTGCGGTGGGGGTCGGTGCCGGCGCGGGCGGCGTCGATGATGGCCTGGGTGTCGTGGGTGGTCATGCGGTGGGCTCTCCTGTGGTCGGGTCGAAGGCGCGGGTCTGGTAGGGGTCGTCGCGGTGGAGGCCACCGCCGGCGTCGGGGTAGAAGATCGACCGTTCAGGGTCGGGGGTCGGGGGCTTGGCGGTGACCTTGCCGCCGACCATGACGGTGCGGCGGCCGGTGCCTGCGGTGTCGACCTCGATCTCGATGAGGACCTTGCCCTTCTTGTCGAGGTCGATGACGGCCTGGGTGACTTCGGCGAGGGCGGCGGTGATCTCGTCGTCGAGGGTGCCGTGGGCGTGGGTTGGGAGCCATTCGTGGAACGGCTGAAGTTGGGGCATCAGGTCTCCTGGGGGTCGGGGTTGGTGAAGAGGTCGGGTTGGTCGGGGTCGTCCCAGCGGGGCCAGCAGGCGGCGAACGCCCACCAGAACGGGCGGCTCATCGGGTGCCCCGGAGGGCGTGGAGCGCGGTGCGCAGGGGCGACCACGGGAACGGGGCGAAGCGTCGGCGTCGGCCGCGGCAGCGGAGGTCGATGAGGGGGGCGCTCACGCTGCGCTCCCCTGCCGGGAGCGCGGGATCTCGCGCGCCGGGTTCTGGGGGCAGTCGTGGGCGTGGCCGCGTGTCACGGTCGAGGGCCGCCGTCGTCGAGGTCGATGGTGAGGGTGCGGCCGCAGAACGGGCATGTGCTGGTGATCGGGTAGCGGGCCGCCTGCCAGGTGCCGGTCACGGGAGCACCCTCGGGGCCTTCGGGGCCTCGGGGAGGAGGCGCACCTGGTCGACCCGGCGGGTCACGATCCGTCCCGAGGCGAGCGTGATCCGGGCCACGTCGGCGCCACGGTTCCGGCCACCGACGCAGAGCAGCCGGCCGGTCATGGTGGAGCCGAGGGTCGGCACGGGGAAGGCGACGAGGGCTCGGGCCTTGGCGTGTCCGGCGTTCAGCTTCTCGGCCATCACGACGCCACCGGCCCGTAGACGACCAGCACCAGCCGATCCGAATGCAACCCCCGGTCCACCACGGGCGCCTCGAACGTGACCCGGCGGACGAGCTCCGGCCCGTCGTCGGGGAGGACGCCGGCGTCAACGAGGCCGTCGATCGCGGCCTTGACGGACCCGACACAGGCGGCGGTGTCTGGGAGGGATCGGGCGGTGCGGTACTGGGGGCGGGCCTCGACGTGGACCCAGGCGAGCGGGGGGATGCGGGATTCGAGGGCGAGGAGCCGGTAGGCGTCGCGCCACTCGCGGGTGAGGTTGGCTCGGCCGTGGTAGCCGGTGCCGCCTCGGCGTTCGTGGTTGAGGGTCCAGGGGCGGGCGTGGTACGTGAGCGTCCAGCACGGCATCTCGGCCATCAGCCGCCGGCTCCCCTCATCGCCCACGTCTTCGGGGTGCCGTGGCACCCCTCACACCGGGTCACTCCCCCACCCCCTCGACCAGCGGCGTCCGACCAGCCAACGCCGCCACGTGCTGCGACAGCAGCACCCCCGACGCCAACGGGCCCGCCAGAGCGATCCGGGCGCCGGCCGTCAGCCCCGCCAGCGCGGCGGGCAGCTGCACCGGGTCGTCCAGGTCGACGCCGGCCCGGGTGAGGAAGTCGGCCATGTGGGCGGCGGCCTGGTCCCGCTTGGCGATGCATGGGCCGTGGTCGCAGGCGTAGCGGTCGGCGACGGCCTGGATCTGCTCGAGGTGGAGGTGGGTGCGGTCGGGGGCGGGAGGGGTGGTCTCGGGGCGCCGGCGGCGCAGGATCGGCCGCATCACTCGCCGCCTTCCACGGTCTCGGACGGCCAGTAGTCGACCGACGCGCGATCGACCCGCATGGTGGTCTGGCCGTCGGTCAGGTCGGCCCACCCGTCGAGCCGGGCGACGTCGGTGATCCCGTTCGCTACGCAGTTGAACGCGAGGTGCTGCAGGACCTCCTCGGCGGTCTCCAGCCGGTACATGACGTCCTGCCATCCGCGTTTGCCCTTGCCGACCGGCTGGGGGACGCCGTCCTCGTCGCGGTTCTCGACGACCCGCTCGATCGTGTCGGCTCCCTCGGCGATGTCGATCTCCACCGCCAGGGTCACCTCGATGCGATGCCGAGCCATCACTCGCCGCCCTTCGTCCGGTAGCCGACCCGTGCGCACGGCCGTCCGTTGCTCGCGGTCGCGAGGTACGGGACCGGCTCCAGGTGGTCGTCCTTGGCGAGCTGGCGGAGCGCGGCGCCGGCGGTGGCGGTGGCCATGCCGGTGAGGGCGGCGACCTCCTGCACCTCCACGTGCTCCGGCGCTGCAGCACGGCGGGCGCCGGCCTCCTCCGGCGCTGCAGCACGGCGGGCGCCGGCCTCGAGGTGGTGCATGGCCAGCAGACACAGGGCCTCGGTCGCCGACCGGCCCGGGACCAACTCCCACACGCCCGCCATCACCGCTCCTCCCCGATCTGGATCGTCCAGCCGAGGAACTGCGGGTCGTCCGACTCGACCCACCGGGACCGGCCGTTGGCCAGGTCACCGATCCGCCGGCGGAAGTCGGCGGCCTCCTCCGGGTCCAGTTCCCGCACCTGAACGGTGCGGCCGCCCGACACCGACCACGCCAGCGCCTCCCATTGGGCGTCCGAGGTCTCCTTGTCGCTGCTGAAGTGCTCGGCCTTCATCTTCCGGCAGTAGCGGACCAGCGAGTTGTACCCGGAGGGGTTGATCTCCTTGAGGGTGGTGGCGGCACCGGAGGGGGCCGGCCGGTCGGGAGGGTTGGTGTCGCCGTGCGTGCCGTCCTCCCCCCCGGTGTCGCCGCTGCCAGCGGGGATGGGGCTGTCGGCCGCCGCAGCAGCCGGGTCACCGTTCCCGGTACTCCCACCCTCCCCGCTCGACACCTCCGTGACGGCACCGGGAGCAGGGGGAGCGCCCCCGGTGCCGTCGTCCGAACCGGCGGCGGCGGAACCGACCGGCTCGGAGGTCACCGGCGAGGAGGGCGCCGGAGTAGCCGGCCCACTCGGGACGTCCATCGCCCCCCTCGCCAGATCCAAGATCCGCTGCAACACCCGCCCCGCGTTCTCCGACGTCAGCCGGGCCCGTGCCACCTCGATCCCCTCCGCCTCGCACCACGCGTGGAGCTCGCGGCGCTGCTCGTCGGTCAGCGCCGACGCGGCCTCGCGGATCTCGTCGAAGTCCCGCTCCGAGATCCCCTCCCGGCCGGCCGCGTCGATCGGGCGGACGTTGGCCGCCTGGTCCATCTCCTCGGAGGCGTAGATCCCGGAGAGGTCGTTGGGGAACGCCTTGCGCAGGGCGAGGGCCTCGGCGCACTTGGCGATCATCGCCTCGGGCATCGTCTTCCAGAGGTTGCGGAGGTCGCCCACCTGCTGGCCGTCCTTGGGGGGCCAGCGGTCGGCGTAGCTGTCGAACTTCGCCACGCCCACCACGGGGCGGGCGAAGTCCTTGCGGTACACGGCGACCCGGGCCGCAGCGGGCGGCTCGTCGGACAGCCAGACGTCGGTCCAGTGGCCGTCGGGGCCGCACCACTCGGGCGGGTCCTGGCCGGCGTACAGCGAGGAGCGTTCGGCGATGAGGCGGATGCCGTCGATGCCGGTCTGGATCGTGAGGACGTCCTCGTCGACCCAGTTGCCGCGGACCCTGCGGCGGGTGGTGCGCTTGATGGCGTAGATCTGCTTGGCGAACGGGTCGAGGCCGGTGCGCTTGCAGACGGCGGCGAAGAGGGCGAGCTCGTTGTCGGTGAGGTCGTGGGCGATGGTCCGCTTGAGGGTTTCGATCTCGCCTTCGGTGAAGGTGCCGGGGCGGGCGAGGGAAGCGCTGGTGTCGACGGGGGCGAGGCTCACCAGCGGGCCTCCTTTCGGACGAGCACCGGCGACTGCGGAGACCGCACCGCCAGATAGCACGGCCGCGGATCGTTCAGGTCCTCGAGCTGGAGGCTGCCGCCCTGGGCCATGCGGGTGAAGCGGAGGAAGCCCCGATCGCCGAAGTAGACGTGCTGGCCGGGCACGACAGCGCCGGCGAACATGACGTAGGCGTCGTCGGCGAGCTGTTGGGCGGTCTGGAGGTCGCTGGCGGCGCGCTGCCACTCGTCGACCTCGGCGAGCCAGGCGGCGCGGTAGCCGCGGAGGGGGCTGGCGGCGGCGGCTTTGGCGAGGACGACGGCCATGCGGTTGCAGACGTCGACGGTGAGGAAGTCCTCGTCGGCGACGATGGCCGGGGCTTCGGTGGTGGTGTCGGTCATGCTGCGTCCTTCCGGTTGCGGCGGCGCTGGGCCGCGAGGTGGCGGGCGACGGCCGGGCAGCGAGACGTGGGGTGGTTGCCTTCGCACTCCTCGCACTGGCCGGGGGTGTCGTTCTGGGGGTCGCCGGTGCGGGTGAGGTCACCGGGTCCGGGGATGTGGCGGGCGTTGTCGCCGAGGCGGGCCATCACGCCCTCCGCTCCGAGTAGATGGCGGCCTCGGCCTTGTCGTGGATGGCATCGACCCGGGCGGCCTCCTGGATCTGCTGCCACTCGTCGAACGGCCTGCGGATCGACGGCCACGGGATCGAGCCGCCGTGCGCCTGGTGGTCTGCGATCGCCCGGCACACGGCCTGGGCGGCCCCGTCCGACTCCTGACCCTCTCGGCGAGCGAGCACCGATGGGAGACACCGGGCGACGTCGTCGCCGTCGACTCCGGAGTGGAGCTTTGCCTCGGCGGCGTCGGCGAGACCGAAGAGCGCCGCTTCCAGAGCGTCGGGATCGACGGGCGCCCGCTCGATGCTGTCGTCGTGGATGCCGAGCCAGGAGAGGACGATGTTGATGGCGATGGCGTGCTGGTTGCTGAGGGCCATCACTCCCCCACCTCCTGCTCGGTGACGACCGAGAACGACGGCGGCCGCACCGTGACGGTCACGCCCGGCACCACCTCGCCGCCCTCCGTCACCGCCGGCGCCTCCGCGCAGTCGCCAGACGTCGCCGGGATGAGCGCCTTCTTCGCCGCCGTCTTGTCCACCCGCGGCTTCGGCACCGGCACCCGCACCAGCTCCGGAGCGTGCTCCGCCGCCCAGGCGATGAACACCTCGTCGTCGAACACCCACTCCGGCTGCTGCACCCGGCTCTTCAACGTCCCGCACGGCAGCGAGATCGTCTTCCGGGACGGGTCGTCGGCCAGGACCGCCCGGTGCCACATCTCCAGACCCTCCGCCAGCCACCGCTCCCGGCCCATCAGCCCGCCGTAGGTGTGGTCGTCGTCACCGTGGAGGCGCTGGCGGCGCCAGGCGTCGATCTGGTCGATCTTCGCCCGGGCGTGCGCCTCGACCTGGTCGATCTCGGCCCGGACCTTCGCCAGGCGACGGAGCTGCTCGTCGGCCCGATCGGCGTCCTGCGGCGCCTCTGGGGGCTGGTCGTAGTCGGGCTCGGGGCCGGCGAGGAACTCGTCGAGGTCCTGCACGGGGGCGGTCATGGCGCCACCGCCTCACCGGCCGGGACGTCCTCAGCCACCAGGCCCGGCATGGCCGGCGCCACGACCAGCAGCGGGTACGGGCGGGGCGCCTCACCCTCGGCGAGCACCGCGCCCCGACCCAGATGCGACAGGGCCACCGGCATGTCGTCGGGGTCACCGGTCGGGTTGATCATCACCGGGGCGTTGAGGTCCCAGCGGGCCAGCGCCTCGATGACCTGGCCGACCGTCATCGTGCGGGCGGTCATTGGACCACCACCCCACGAGCGGCGGGGTCGAACCCGTGCGGCCACCGGGTCCACCGGTTGGCGACGGCGCCCCTGAGGTTGGCGTCCCGGAGGTTGGCGCCCCTGAGGTTGGCGCCCCTGAGGTTGGCGCCCCTGAGGTTGGCGCCCCAGAGGTTGGTGCCCCAGAGGTCGGTGCCCCTGAGCTCGGCGCCACGGAGCTCGGCGCCCCTGAGGTTGGTGCCCCTGAGCTCGG